AGTTCCAATAGTGTAAATGTTGTTGTAAATATGTCCGGCAACGGTTCACAAGCATCAACAGAAACACAAGGCCAGGACATGGACCAACTAGGTCGGGCCGTTGCCGCGGCAGTCCAAAGAGAGCTTATAAATCAAAAGCGCCCAGGTGGAATCCTGAGTAAGTATGGAGCTGCATGATATACTTTGTAATTCCCACTTATTCAGGAGGTCCCCCAACTTCTCAAACTATATATGTAGATAATGGAGTATCCGTTTCTTATCAAGCCCCTAAAAGGGTATCTAATTTTGGAGACGGATACTCCTTATCAATTCCAACAGGACCAATAAAAAGAACTTTTCAAGCCGTATTTAGTAATAGACCAACTACAGAGCTAAATTATATAGATAACTACTTTGCCTATAAAAAAGGAGGTATAATTGTAGTAAATATAATGGGTACTAATGGAAATTTTGAAGTAATAGACTGGGGTAAAAGTTATATTAACCAAGAGCTTACTAGTCTTCAAGCCACCTTCACGGAGACGTTCAGATGATAACTTTTACAGTCCCTGGAGGATACCCAATTTCTACAGGGCAGACAATTACTGTAGATAGGTATCCCACTCTATCTAAAAATGTATCAGTGCAAAGACAAGGCGTATCAGAAAGTCCATTAGAACAAGTCCTAGCAGATGGCATAAATCCAGTAACAGAAAGGTTCTCTTTCAATCTTGTTAATAAACCAGCAGCAGATATTCAATCTCTTATATCCTGGTTCACATCCATGAAAGGTATAACAGAAGTAGAGTTTACATTTCCAGAAGGAAATAAAAATCTAATAATCAATAGTTGGAATGTGACACTTGGTTCATCTAAATTTTATTCTATGCAAATAGAAACGGAGCTAGTCTACTTATGAGTAATTTAGAAGTAAATAAACAAAGAGTCTCATCAGACTTTGTAGAGCTATTTCGCCTGACAAAAAACGGCACAAATTATTATTTTACTTCTTACTATCAAGATGTAACTTTTAGAGACGAAACTTCTCCATACACGCAAAGAACATACACTAAGCTTCCTATAGAATTCTCTGGATATAGTCAATCTATGGAAGGCGCACTAGATCGACCTACTCTTACGGTAGCTAATGTTCTCACCACTTTTAGCGATGCACTTGGTACAAACAATGATGCATTAGTAGGAGCAAGACTCACTAGAAGACGCACCCTAGCTTCTCAAGTAGGCATAGCGCCTGCTTCGGCTCCGGGCTCAAATGCTCCAACAGAGTTTCCACTACAAGTATATATTATAGATAGAGTACAGTCAGAAACTGCTTTAGCAGTAGTTTTTGAACTTGCTAATCCTTTTGATTTAGAAGGTGTCACCGTTCCCTCTAGGCAGGTCATTCCAAATAATTGTTCGTGGGCATATCAAGGTTTAACTTTTGCAACGCCTACTGGAGCTTGCAGTTGGAATAACACTACTAATGGTGTAACTGCTTACTTTGATATAAGAAACAATCTTTTATTGTCTGATTTTAATACTTTTACATTATGGTCTTCTGGACCTATTGCATTAGATAATTTGTATAAAACAACTGTATCTTTAAATAGATATAATATAGATGGCACAACAACACCTGTTCCTTCAGGATTATTTGACCATTGGCAAGCACGTTCTAGTACGACACCCGTTGCTTTAAATACTTCAAATTGTAGGCGTGTAAAAGTATACTCTGCTTGGAATAATTCTACTACTTACTATAGCTATAAAGAGGGCGATATCTATAATACCCTAGTTTCTTATAATGGTTCTATTTGGTCTTGCGTAAGAAGCAACATTAACGTTGCTCCTGCATATGATTCTCTTTATTGGAAAAGAGCAGATATATGCGGTAAGAAACTTTCTAGCTGTGCTTCTAGATATAGAGCTAAACCTTTTACAACAGCACAACCTATTACTATAGCTTCTACTGTGGAGAATAAAGATGCAGTACTACCATTTGGGGGATTCCCAGCTTCCCGTAGACTTAACACTTATTAGGGAACATGCAATACAAGAATATCCTAGAGAGTGTTGTGGTCTTGTGGTAATACGAAGAGGAAAAGCAAAATATCATCCTTGCACTAATATAGCTGATGGTGAGTATAGTTTTGTTATAGAGCCTACTGAGTTTACAAAACTTTCTTTATCGGGAGATATTCAGTTCGTAGTACATAGTCACCCGACTGGAAATGAACCTAGCGAACACGACATTGCAGTATGTGATTCCTTAAAAATTCCTTATCTTATTTATTATGTAGAATACGATTCTTGTCATATAGTTTATCCTAAAGAATATAATACTTTATTTGGTAGAGAATATGCTTTTGGAGTTACTGATTGTTTTGAAGCAGCTAGAGACTGGTATTTACTACAAGGAATAGTTACACCACCAAGAGCATTACACTGGGAAGATGATTGGTGGGAAAAAGATAAAGACTATATAGGACAAGAAATAACAAACTGGCCATTTAAAAAAGTAGATAATATTGAGCCAGGAGATTTGCTAACATTTAAAGTATTATCTACAGTACCAAATCATCTAGCAGTTTATATAGGAGATGATTTAATTTTTCACCATGCCTTTGGCAGACTATCATGTAGAGAAAGCCTATATCCATTGTGGGCACCTCACTTAGACGGGATTTATAGATATGAAGGAAGTAATACTGGAGGGGTTTCTAGCCGAAAAGTATGGTAGAACTTGGAATATAAATGCTTCTATGCCATCAGAAATTTTTCAATGCATAGAAGCAAACTATCCTGAACTTAGAAAAGATATTATAGATCTAGCAGAAAGTGGTGGTGGTTTAACTGTTCAGTTAGGTTCTGATTATGCAGATGTTGAAGATCTACTTGTACCTATAACAGCAGATAGTATTATTATTACTCCTATTGCTGCTGGTAGTAGCGGTAAAGGTACTGGTAAAATAATTGCAGGTATTGCTTTATTGGTTTTTTCCTATTTTATGCCTGGTATGTTTGGATTTGGTCCTTTGGGTACTGGCGGTTTTGACATAATGGCTAAAACAATTTATGGTACAGCTCAATTAACTACTGCAGCAATTGGTGTAAACCTTTCGCTAAAAGGTTTAGCAGAACTTATGGCTCCAGATCCTGCAAAAGATGAAGCAGAGATCTACTCATTTAATGGCCCAGAAAACATACGTGCACAAGGAAATCCAGTACCTATTCTCTGTGGCGAAATGATTATAGGTGGAATAACCATGAGTTCTGGTACAGTTGGAGGAATTCATAGAAACCTAGGAACCTATACACAGTCCTATAGAAACTTATTAAACGGAGTAATTAACCCAGCAAGTCCAGGATACGAATTAGACACATATAATCCCCCTAGATTTGGAAATGCTGCTATTACTGCAAATGCTAATATTGTAACACAGATATTGGAAGACGAACAGGAGAATAGATTTGCCTACTAATCAATCCACAGCAATAGTTTTTGATCTTCTTAGCGAAGGAGAGATTGAATTAAAAGAAGGTATAGGTTCTGTTTTCTTGAATAGAGTACCTATTGCTAATTCCAATGTTCTTCAGGATGCTCAATCTAATTATTATACTGGTACAGTAAATGCTACTGGAACTACTATTACTGCAACCCATAGTTTAACTGCTGGTACAAAAAGAGGTATTCTAATAGAAAGAGGATATGCTAGTAGTACTACAGGTAATCTATCTGCTGGTGCCACAACAATTACCACCACCACCAGCTTTTTCAATGAAGCTGCTATGCGTAAAGATATTACAGAAGGATGGTCTGGTTTAGATCAAAAAATAAGAATAGTTGGAGCTGGTCCAAATGGTACAGATTATGAAGGTTATTTAGTAGGATATACTAGTGCTACCCAAGGTTCTGTTCTTCCAGCCATAAGTACAGCCGTTAATGGTGCTGTTATAACTTTTGATCATTATAGTTATGCAACAGTTGGGGCCAATAATTTTACATTAGATATTGCTTGCCCAAGAGTAAGTCAGTCTTTTAGAATTTGGGTTGGACCAGTAACAAATATTATATCGGATGACCCCTCTAACACAAACTGGAAGTTTGCACGAGTTGCATTTAGACCAGGTACATTAAATCAAAGCCCTATTGAAAATATACCAGGATTTACTACTGCTAGTTATGGTGTTACTCCTGGTACTGAAATAAAACAGTATAGCTCTTGGTTTAGCGCAAATACTGGCAAACTTCGTATGAATAAAGATACGGCTGTATTGCCATCAGGTGCTACAGGTGGTCCTGAAGTTGCTGTAACCTCTGCAACATTATTAGCAGCTGGAGGTGGAGTAGCTACTGAAATAGACGAGATTATGGTAACTATAAATGCTACTAGCCTTTATAGTATGAGGAGTAGCACTCAGCAAAAAGGTGGTGCAGGCGTTTCTTTTCAGATTATATTTGAATATAATACTACTGGAAGTACTACTGTATATGATTCTAAAAGAGTAATATTTGGTCCTACTGATACAGAAGTAAATGCTGCACCTTATTGGATTTGGGGAGGCAGTAATTTTGCTCCTAATTTTAATACTAGTGGTAATATTTCTGGCCAATATGAAAAAAGCACTGATTTTGAATTTAGATTTAGTATAGAGGAATTTAAACCTTTTACTAATTTTAGAGTTGTAATAAGAAGAGTTACTCCAGTAAATTATACTTTAGATGGTATAGATTATTATAATGAAACTAGTTTAAAAAATGTTCAAGCATATATAAATGATAAACTTAGTTATCCTTATAGTGCTTATGCAGCTGTAATGTTTGATAGCGAAGAATTTGCTGGACAGTTTCCAGAAAGAGCTTACCACTGCTATGGTATTAGATGTGAAGTTCCCGA